TAACCTTTCTCAGTCCGGCGATGCTTGGGTGTCCGGCAATGCTTGGGTGTCCGGCGATGCTCAGGTGTACGGCAATGCTTGGGTGTCCGGCGATGCTCGGGTGTCCGGCAATGCTTGGGTGTACGGCGATGCTCAGGTGTACGGCAATGCTTGGGTGTCCGGCGATGCTCAGGTGTACGGCAATGCTCGGGTTGAGAACAATCACATGCACTGTGGCTTTGATTGTTTCGGTTCATGCAACCGACATACGCATGCTTATAAGACAAAGGGAAATAAAGTCGAAATAACCTGCGGCTGTTTCCGTGGAAGCCTGGAGGAGTTCGAGAAGAAAGTAGAGGAGACGCATAAAGGCACAATCTACGAGAAGCAATATAAAGCCATCATCAACCTGATTAAGATTAAGTTCGGAATCGATGGATAGAAAGTTGACACACGGCAGCTTGTTCAGCGGGATTGGAGGTTTTGACCTTGCCGCCGAATGGACGGGATGGACAAACGTTTTCCATTGCGAGATAAACGAATTTTGCACACGAATCTTAAACCACCATTTTCCAAATGCAGAGCACTATGCAGACATCACAAAAACCGATTTCACCCCATGGAGGGGGAGAATCGACGTTCTTTCAGGAGGGTTCCCTTGCCAACCTTTCAGCCTTGCCGGACAACGAAAGGGAGCGGGCGATGACCGTTACCTCTGGCCTCAAATGCTACGGGCTATACGGGAGATACAGCCCTCTTGGGTCGTTGGCGAGAACGTTGCTGGCATCCTCACGATGGTACAGCCCGGCGAGGAGGTTGAAGTGGGAAGCCAAGCCTCTCTTTTCGGAGAGGCTGACCGAAAAAGAGTATTGCTGCGTCAAGAGTACGTCGTCGAGACCATCTGCCGAGACCTTGGAAGTGAAGGATATTCCGTCCAACCGTTTCTTATTCCGGCTTGTGCCGTCGGAGCACCGCACAGGAGGGACAGGATCTGGTTTGTTGCCCACCGTACAGACGCAGGGGCTGAAACGATGCAATGCGGACGGGAAGACGGAGTTTGTGCCACTGAAGTTGCTTCCGACGCCGAATGCAAGAGAAGCGGACAAATATACGAAAAAGTACAACCCCGGCAGCCAAATGGGGAAAGGGCTTACAGCTATGGCGGTAAACGGGATGCTTCCAACGCCCACTGCGAGCGACATTTTTTCCGGGACGCCGAAAGACCGCAAGGACGGAAAGAGCCGGATGGGAGAGTTGAAACACTTCGTGGCCCATCAGCGTGGACAGACTTCCCAACTCAATCCCCTGTTCGTAGCGGAGATGATGGGATTTCCGGTGGATTGGACGGTATCACCTTTCCAAAGTGGCGGCAGGAATCCATCAAAGCCTACGGAAATGCAGTAGTACCGCAAGTGGTTTACGAAATATTCAAAGCAATACAAGAGACCTATGAATACACACCCGATAAGTGAAGTATATAACATGGACTGCATGGAATACATGAAGTCCGTTCCCGACAAGTTCTTTGAACTGGCAGTGGTTGACCCACCTTATGGACTGGATAAGAAAAGTACACATGGTAGAGGTAAACTAAAAGATAGATGTCTAAATCGTGGGAATATTCAGAAATGGGATATCCGCCCAAGTCAAGAACACTTTGATGAACTCTTCCGGGTGAGTAGGAATCAGATAATATGGGGTGGTAATTATTTCCCTTTGCCACCGACACGCGGTATCTTATGTTGGGACAAGATACAGCCTTGGGAAAATTTTTCGCAGATTGAACTGGCATGGACTTCATTTGATTGTCCTTCAGCTATCATACACCTGTCGAATACCGGAGGTGCGAACAAAGAAGCAAAGATACATCCTACACAGAAACCTGTTGCTTTATATCATTGGATATTGAAGAAGTTTGCGAATCCTGGCGACAAGATCCTCGATACCCATTTAGGTAGCGGGAGCAGCCGGATAGCCGCCTACAAGATGGGCTTCGATTTCTACGGGACGGAAATAGACAAAGAGTATTTCGATGCGCAGGAGAAACGATTTCGGGAAGAGTGTTTGGGAGAAATTAGACTGAGAAACGGCAATGTATATGTACAAAAAGAACTGTTTGAATTATGAAATTGGATAAAAAGATAGACTACTCCATCAACCTTTTGCGCAAGGCCGACCCCATGGCTCTGCGCCTTGACCCGGAAAACGGATTCTATTTGGCTTTCTCCGGTGGTGGAATGACAAGAGCTTCTCGAAGTTCTATGCCGATGAAGTGTTGCAATAGAAAATTGATTTTGAATTATGAATGATAGTTTAATTGAAGCACTTAAATTGATTTGAAGATGAAAGGCAGATCTAAAGAAATTCATGTATGGAGTGAGGGAAAATACGTTGGAAATATTATATACACCTACAGAGTTCCTCTTATGTCAGAGGAAGAATTGGAAGACACTCTATTGAAAACATTTCCCCAACTTAAAGGAAAAAGGTGGAATATAAGATTTATCTAACAGATGAGTAAAACAAAACTATATTACCTGTTCCTGGCAGTCATGTGGTGGTTGCAGGGATAGGTGGAAAGGAAATAAAATAATTATGAAAGTAATAACAGATGAAGCTTTTCCAGTGAATGAGCATAATCCGCAGTCGCATTCTGACGCAGATGCTGAAATAGTTCATCCGGTGACTCCCATTGTCGCATGTCCCCAAAATGGAGGATTATCTTCCAAAGATGGGGGTTCTCCACAAACAGAGGAAACATACGCGCGGCAATGGCTCTATAATGTAACCTATGGTATTTCGGCTCTTGTAAAAGAGTTCCCCATCTATGTAGAATACCCGGATGGTTTGTTTCCGAAACAAGCTCCATCTCCACGTCCATCAGTCCACCGAGATAGTTGTGGACTGAAGGGGCATAACGCAGAAGATGTTCTTGGCTGCTCGTGGCAAAGTACAGAGCCAGATTTCGGAGATGGTACATGGATGACAGTTCACATACGCATTCCTCAAACCATATTAGGCCGGAAATGTCGCCTGTCAATTCCCCGTCAATCAGATGGTGGCAATATTCATGGGCAAACTGAAACATCCACTGACACCAAAAATTACTCTCACAACGAAGATAGATATGGTGACAGTCTCCCTCACGGCAGCACATAGGCATGTCTAAAAAATGGTTGTACGATATTATACACGGTTTGGACGAATATGGATTTTTTTCCAAAGCTTTCGAGAAGTTCTCATCGACAAGACGGAACAAGCCAAATATAATCCCATTGTCAAAGTTCCCAAATGCAGGATTCGGCTCAAAGACCATGTTCGGGCTAACAGGAATAAATGCTTCCATGAATGAAAAAATTTAAAATTGGACAAACAAAAGTAGCAAATTAAATGGGCATATCCAACTCCATGATAGTTTAAAATTGGACACTTTACGCTATTCAACAGGATATGCCCATTTCTTAAAATTATATGATATGAAACGAGAAGATATTGAAAAAGCAGCAAAAGTATGGGCGAAAGATGAAATCACCAAGTCAAGGATTGAACGTGGAAAAAGGGCATTTAAGGCCGGAGCCAACTGGCGCATCAACAGCGTGTGGCATGATGCAAAAGATGTACCACAGCCATTTAGGGCATTTGTGATTTTACATGATACAGAAAACGATTTTATGATGTTAACCCAACATAGTATTACTTGCGATAGTGATTATAATGTTATATATCAAGAAAATGATAATATGATAGCTTGGGCATACATCGAGGATTTGATACCTAATACGGAGGAAGGAGTATGTTAGAAATCTTAGAATTTATATTTCAGGACTTTTTCCATTGGCTCGGTACGGTAATACTCATTATCTGTATTCCCTTTCCATTTAGCCATAATAGTTTCATTAGTATCAAAAATGAAAATAAGGAGGAAACGATGAAAAATAAACTAATAGCAGCAACCGCAACCGTTTTGTTCATGTCCGCAGCCATAGCCTTTCCGTGGCTTTTTGAAGAATACCTTTTATTCAGAATCATAGCTGTAACCATATTGTTCGTGGTCTTGACGACTTTAGTTTACAAATTTGTCAAGCTCATCCTTGACGACCACGATGAAACGAAACGCAAGAAAACAGATAAATAATTACATTATAATTATTTGAAGCATTGATATAATTATATAATAATTATTTTGTATATTTGTATATGATAATTTTTTTGTTATGAGCAAAATAAATTTAATCCAAACAGAAATGATTCCTTTATCTGAAATTGAACAAAATCAAGGTCAGATAAAGGAACTTCCCGCAAACCCGAGACTTATACGGAACGGGAATTTTGAGAAATTAAAAAAATCCATCATGGATAACCCTGAAATGCTTTCACTGAGGGAACTATTGGTGTACAAGCATGGTGAAAAATATGTCACCATTGGCGGGAACATGAGGTTGAATGCCTTGCAGGATTTGGAATACCAAGAAGCCCCATGCAAGATTATCCCGCAAAATGCAACAATAGAGCAACTAAAAGCATACGCCATGAAAGATAATGCCCCTTACGGGGAGTGGGATTATGATATGCTTGCCAATGAGTGGGATGTAGAAAAATTGAAAGATTGGGGAGTGGATTTACCCGATGATTGGGGTGTCTCTCCGGATGATTTTGGGGACGGTTTCTCTTTACCTAGTGGAGAGAAATCGCCCTTTCAACAAATGACATTTACATTTGCCGATGAACAAGCTGATATGATACGGCAGGCAATAGACGAAATCAAACAAACAGATTCATACAAGTATACGGAAACATTCGGAAATGAAAACGCGAATGGGAACGCATTATTTTTAATTGTAAGGCAATGGGCAGAGCAAAAGAAATAATTGTAAAGGTTATACCAAGCAGTATAGCCAATCCTTTTATGAGGAAACACCATTATTCGGGTAAGGTCGTAAATAATAGTTGTTTGCATTTCGGATGTTTTCTTGACCGGAAATTACACGGAGTGCTTTCATTTGGACCGTCCTTGGATAAGAAAAAGATAATGCAGATTGTTGATGGTACAAGTTGGAATGAATTTCTTGAATTAAATCGGATGGCTTTCGATGATTATTTGCCACGAAATTCTGAAAGCTATTGCATCGGTAAGACATTACGGATGATTAAGAAGAATGCGCCACAGGTAAAGTGGGTGATATCTTTTGCCGATGGTTGTTCTTGTGGTGATGGAACGATTTATCGTGCTTCTAATTTCGTACTTACAGGAATAAAAGAGAATTTCAATTTGTGTGTCCTTCCGAATGGTGAGAAGATACATAAAATGACATTAGAAAGTAATCCAACTACGCCAAGGAAAGAATTAAATGGAAAGTCTTATTATGATATTACGGGTGGTAGATTCAATTTCAAACGGTATGTTGAAGCGGTAAATGGTCAAATTTTATCTGAATTCCAACTTCGTTACATTTATTTTATAGATAAATCATACCGAAAACGTTTAGTAGTGCCCGAAATTCCTTTTTCACGAATTGATGAATTAGGTGCGGGTATGTACAAGGGCGAAAAGATTACACAGGCTGAAAGGCACGCTATAAAAACTGAGAAACATGGCTAAATATAACAAGGAAATGATACAACGTTGTGCCGATTGGGTACGTGAAAACGGCCTGATGGAGTATGGAGGGGCTAAGTTAATGGACTTCTGCAAAGCCATGGGTATTGACGATGTGACCTATTATAACTGGATGGCGAAATCAGAGTTTTCGGAAGAAATAAAAAAAGCAAAGGAAAAGTTTAAGGATTCGCTTGAAACGGACATCGTGAAGTCGCTCGCCAACGCTGCCAAAGGATACGAGTATACGCAGACACAGACGGAATACAAGGATGTGAATGGCTCACCTAAAATCGTGAAGCAAACGAAGAAGAACATTCGTGTGGATCCGAATGTCGGAGCTGCTATATTCTTGATAACAAACATAGCACCGGAAAGATGGAAAAACCGTCAAGATTCTAAAGTTGAGCATACTGGCGAAGTAAGTACGGGATTGAATATCACTGTATCCAACGATGAAACAGCGGAACTATTGAAAAAGCTTAAAGACAAGTAGTATATGATTGCGACCAAAGTATATGAAAAGAGCTTGTCGGCATACGTGAATAACGCCAGAATAATAGCCAACAAAGGGGGTTCGCGTTCGGGGAAAACATACTCGGTCGTGTCCCTTTTGTTGACTATCATTTTCAGTTCTGAAAAGAAGAGGGTGATAGACATCATCTCTTAACATATTTGTTTATATACAAAACAATAATAAAAGCAATTAAATACAAATAAACCAATAAATTAAATAATATACTATACTTGAATAAATCCTTATATTTATTCGTTATTTACGTTATTATGGTTACTTTTTTGTTACCCGAAATGAAAATGGAAAATAGTACCTTTATGGCACGATTTAAAAACAAAAAATTATGGCACGCAAAAAGACTATTTTAAAGGCCAAGGAACCCGTAAAATTGAGGGTGAAGAAGTTGGCCAACGGAAACGGCAGCTTGTACCTTGATATGAACTACAAGGGCAAAAGGTCGTATGAGTTCCTTAAAATGTACCTCATCCCCGAGGTGAACGCATCCGCACGCATCCAAAACGAAAACACGATGAACGCGGCGAACGCCATCAAAGCCCAACGGATAATGGAGATGAACAACGAACGGGCGGGCATATCGATCGTGCGGACACGTTCAAAAATGCTTCTGGTTGACTTGATACGAATATACATCAAAAGGAAAGAGGATGCACAGAGTAGCCCCAACACGATACGCGCATACACAAATTTTGTCGCCTCCTTGAATGTATGGAAAGGCGAAGCGATAAACCGCGTATCTTTGAAAGATGTGGATAAAGATTTTTGCCTTTCTTATTTACAATACCTCCGGACGGCAAAAACAAAATACGGGAAACCATACTCAAGGGGTACGGCTGATGGGTATTTTCGGGCTTTACACACCATCCTTAATTACGCCGTACGGAATGACATGATACAATATAATCCAATCGACAAGATAGACCGGGAAGAGAAGATAAAAGTACCTGAAACATCGAGGGCGTTTTTGACCGTTGACGAAATCCGAAAACTGATAGAAACGCCAACGAAGAATGAAACTTTAAAACGGGCTTTCCTGTTTGCTTGCTTCTGCGGCTTGCGCCTTAGCGATGTTTGTGCTTTGCAATGGGGAAACATAACCCACGAAAACGGCATATATTCCGTTTCCCTGACCATGAAAAAGACCGGGCGGCCTATTACCGTTCCTTTATCAAAAGAGGCTTTAAAATGGCTTCCCGTGCGTGAGGGGTGGGAATCGGACAATGATAACGTGTTTTCATTTGCTGCAAACCTGACGTTTGTAGGTAGATGTTTGCGCAAGTGGGCAAAGGATGCCGGGATAACGAAGCACATTTCTTTTCACGTGAGCCGCCACACGTTCGCAACAATGATGCTAACCCTTGGGGCTGACTTATACACGGTGTCAAAGCTGTTAGGGCATACCAACATAACCACCACACAAATATACGCAAAATTGGTAGACCAAAAGAAAGTGGATGCCGTCAACCTGATTAACAACGTTTTTAATGATTGAGATATGGAGACAACAAGAATGAACGAATATGCGCAAATGATACGCAAGGGAGTGGATTTTTTCGGACGCTATACGATGGGCGTAAGGTTTACCGACATAAAAAGGACTGCAAGGTATATCAATGTAGGCACGCCCCCGGTGACTTGTGAAGAACTGGAAGAAGCAAGACGGATGTTCAACGAAGAAGCATTAAGGAACATCGAGAAACACGGCTTGGACTTCGTTTCGGAAGTCGTGCGCCGGGCATTCCCCTACATACCACGCCAACGCCTTTTTAACCTGTTTGACATGCTTGCAAGGTCGCAACAATTAAACGCCGCCGAAGTGCTGCACAAGCTTATAAGCACAAACCCCATGGCCGTTTGTGAGGAACCGGAAGCGGTGGAAGATCCGGAAGAACCGGACGGACACGAAGAAGCACCGGAAGCGGAAGCCCCAACGCCTGCAAGCATGCCCGAGCTTATGGCCATGGAGAAAGGGCGCAAGCTGTTGGAACGGTTGGAGGCCAACGGTTATTGCCAAAAGGAAGGGGATGGCTTCAAATGGCTTAAAAGTGGTGCTTTGTACGGTTTCATGGTTGACAAGGCGAGCGAGATGCTATTTTTGAGGAAAGAAAACGAGAAAATACCGTGGCGAGTGTTCGATGATATATTTAACGTTGATGATAAAATAAAAAACTCTGCCCGAACTTCTGTACATAATTACCGAAATGGTAGTAGCATTCCGAACGGGGCTAAAATTTTGGCTAACATCATATATTTTTGACGTGTTTTTATTTCTTAAAAAAGTAACGGAGTACTAATGTATTCCGTTATTTTGTTTTAAAATACTTATACTTGCGGTTATATGTTAATTTACATATAATCCAATGCTAATCCCAAGTAAATTCTTACACCATACCTTTGCATCATGTTAAACCACGAAAGACTGCGGCCGAAGTCTTTCGATTAAAATGCAAAAGTATGAATAGTAATCAAATAACAGAAGAATTAGCCTTTAGAATTTTAGGAGGCATCCGAGAACTCACGGAGGAAGTGAAAAACTTGAATGTTACAAACATTCTTACAAAGAACGTGCTAACCTTTGAGGAGGTCATGATGTTGACCGGGTTAAGCCGCAGCCACCTCTACACGCTCACGAGCAAAAAGGAAATACCGCACGCCAAGCGCGGAAAGATGCTGTATTTCGACCGTGCCGAGATAGAAGCCTGGTTAATGGAGAACCGCGTACAAACGGATGAGGAGGCCGCACGGGCGGCAGTGGCTTACATAGCTTCAAAAAAATAGTGTGGGACTGAATCATGAAGAAACATAATATCAGCCCCACACCTTTAGCACGCAAGTGCAAAGGTATGGAATCGGAAAGAGAAATACAAGCGTTCCGGAAGCTTTTTTTATCCGGTGGCAAGTTCACGGCCAAGGAGTTGAACCAGTTGACAGGCAGTAACGATGCCCGAAAATATATATCCCGTCTCCGTGCGGAGGGTTGGGATATAGAGGACATGCGGCAGGATGACGGAAGCAAAATATATTGGCTTTCCATGAAAGGAGGTGAGAAATGACAGATATAACACAACGCATCGCCGTGGAGCTTGACGGAGTAAATCAGGAGGCGCAAACCCCGACTTTTGAGATTTCCCCCGAAATGTTGGAAATTCTTAAAAAGACCCGTATAGATTTGTCAGAGGACATTCCCGACCCGCAGGCTCTTGTATCGAAAGAATCATTACCAGTGTGTACAAGGGGAAACTTTTCCTTTGTCATAGGATTACCGGGAAGCCGTAAAAGCTTTTTATGTACGGGCATTGCCGGAGCGTTCCTGAACGAAACCGGGTGCATAGGGCTTGAAAACCCCAACGGAACGGGTAAACTCCTTTGGATTGACACGGAACAAGCAAAGGGACATGTGGCCAGAATAGGGAGACGGTTACACCGTATTGCCAAGATTCCGGTAAAATCAAACAGTGAACGTATAATAATCCATTTTCTTAGAGAATACCAAGCGGAAGAAAGAAGAAGGATATTTGACACATGCGTGAATCATTATAATCCTGATTTTATTGTTCTTGACGGTATTAGCGACCTGATAACAGACCCGAACAATAGCGAGCAGGCGAACGGAATCATAACCGAAATAATGGCCATGTCAAAAGAACATAACTGCCATATCCTTACCGTCATTCATGCGAATGTAGGCAGCGAGAAAGCGCGTGGTCACCTTGGTAGTGAAGCGTTACGGAAATGCGAAACGGCGATATACGCGGAGGCTCACGATGATGTTACGCTTTGCAAATGGGTGAAGACAAGGGACATGAGGCCGGAAGATTTCGCCTTTTGCATTATCGACGGCATACCCGTAAAAACCGAATATGTTCCGAATGAAACGAAAACCAGTAAGGTTATTCAGGATGTTATATCCTGCATGCCGAAGTATCCGGATGTCATACGCTATGAAACATTAAGGGAAAGGATAATGAAAAAAGGGCGTGGAAAGTGTAAAAGCGCAGCGGAAAAAAATATTTCGGAAGCATCAAAAGGCGGATTTATATTAAGCAACATGAAAGGTTTATATTATCTGCCAAAACCAGATGAAGACATGGCTAAACTACCATTTTAATGAACAACAGAATTACCGTAAAACGCACTGCACCCTACCACCGTAATATTTATATATAAATAAATATTAACGGTTGTGCAGTAAAGGGAGCGGTTACGGTATAATTACGGTAAAATTACGGTGAAATTTACACTCGATTAAAACCAACTTAAAAACAGAAGAAAATGGAATCAGAAAATAAAATCTTAAAGCCCGTGAAGTACGTGGCGATATGTACCAAGGTCGAGAATGTGGACACCTTGTTTGCACTTTACGGGTTGGTGCCGGAAAATTGCCTCATACAGTCATTCAGCGATGCGCGTGCGCTTTGTGAGGGTGGCGGGGTTTACTTGGCGTTGTTTGACGGTTGCCTGTTTGCCGGGGCTTCTTTGACGGAGGTAAACGAATGGCATGCCCCGTCAGCCTGCCACATGTCGGTAACTGTTGACAACTTCATATTTGCCATGCTTTTGCGCTATGCTTTCGAGTTCAACCCAAATGCGTCCGGCCATGAGTGAGTATAAATACAGCTTGCAGAAGTACACCGGGCGAGGAAGCCGCCACACTTGCCCGGCGTGCGGCCGGCCTCATTGCTTCACGCTTTACGTCGATGCCATGGGCAACCCGTTGGCCGGGGACGTGGGACGGTGCGAGCATGTGAACAGTTGCGGATACGAGAAAACGCCAAGGATGTACTTTGACGAGAACCCACAGGAAAGGGGGCGGCACAATACCGCGCCATCCTACACGCAGCCCAAGAAAGAGGCGCAACCGGACTACATACCGTTTTCCTTGATACGGAAGAGCGAGGGCATGGCGAGCAACCTTGTGGGATACCTTGCGAAGTATTTCAAGGCCGGAGATCTGAAAACAGCCGTGGCCCAATACCATTTGGGATGCACCAGAAAAGGCGAGACCATATTTCCGCAAATAGACCGTTTGGGGATGTGCCGCACGGGCAAGGTCATGCAGTACGGTGCGGACGGTCACAGGGTGAAAGGCGATTTCGATGCGGTGGACTGGCTCCATGCCCGGTACATGAAGAAGCAGGGCAAGGCGGCGCACGAGTTCCACCTGAAGCAATGCCTTTTCGGTGAACACCTTTTGCCCAAGCGTCCGGAAGACACCGTTTGCATTACGGAGAGCGAGAAAGCCGCCGTAATCGCCTCCATGGTGTTCCCCTCATGCGTGTGGGTGTCATGCGGCGGAAAGCACGGCCTAAGCCCTGAACGGTGCAAGCCGTTGGCCGGTCGCCGGGTGGTGGTGTTCCCTGATGCCGATGCCATGGAAGAGTGGACGGCGAAAACAAAGGCTTTGGGCTTTTGCCGTTCCGTCCGGCTCTCCGATTGGGCAAAGGACGAGCCGCAAGGAAGCAAGCGGGACATAGCGGACTTGATACTGGAGGATAAAGCCCGGTCACAGGCGAAGCCCACCACGATAGGCGATGTCTTGCGGTGGAACCAGGAATTAGGATTCCCTAAAGAACGGTTCGCCATCAATGTTTGACACATGCCCGTCAGGCTTGAAAGAATTCGATTTGCGGCCTTTTCGCCACTTTGGTAGTACTTCTATCGTTGAGGCTTGGGAAAATGGCTTAAAACGCAAATATGGGTGTTTTTGGGAAGCTGCCGAAAAAATCTATTTTAAGGCGTTGTTTTTCTCCTGACGGCAGGAAGTACCACAAAGGGCGTGAAAGTGCCGCAAATCGAAACGGTGTAAGCCATACGGGCATATTCGAGGACTTAAAAACAAAGACAATGGAAATAGAAACGATACACGGGCAGATTATCGCCAAGGCCAACCACTACCAGGCGGTGCCGGGAAAGGGAGGCGCAAAGCGGATTATCAAGGACGGCAAGATACGGGCTTACGAACGCAGCTTCATGCAGCAATGCCGTATATACCGGAACAGGCACATTTCAGGGCGTTTCCGGCTGTTTGTGCGGGTATGGCATGGTTCGGTACGCTTCGACCTTGATAACAGCCTTAAAACGTTGCTCGATTGCTTGCAAATGGTTGATGCCATTACGGACGACAAACTTTGCTTTCAGATTGAAGCGGAAAAGAAAATCGACAGGTATCATCCCCGCATAGAGTTCGCTCTTTTGGAGGTGAACGAACAGAAACAATTATTTGTGTAACATGAAAATCATAATGAATTATGGCAAAACTTAACAGCAAGATGCTTGAAGCTTGTACCGAATGGATAAGCGAAAACGGCCTTTCGGGGCGGTGCGGGGCAAAGGTGAAGGACTTTTGCGAACAGATGGGGATAAGCAAGACGACTTATTACAAATGGTTGGAAAATGTTTACTTTGTTGACGCTATAAAAAAAGGAAACGAGATGTTCAAAGACAAGGTAAGGAATGAGGTCGTGAAATCCTTGATAAAATCCGCCACGGGATACGATTACACGGAAGTCCGAACCAAGGTAAACGAGGACGGCACAACGGAAACAACCACCACGACAAAGCACGTCACGGCCAACGTGACGGCGTGCATCTTCCTACTTACGAACATGGCACCGGGATACTGGAAACACAAGCAGGAAATAAAGGGGTTGGAGACACAGGCTACCATCCTAAACATAACGGTACAAGACGATGAAACAAAGAAGCTTTTGGAAAAATTACGCGAGAAATAAGTAATTATATTATAATTGTTTTTAAAACAGGTAGATTATGGAATTTAATGAAATAAAAGAAATGGTATTTGATTCGTTGGTCGATGCGGCCATAGGTTGCGAAACCACGGTGACAGTAAAAAAGAAGGAATTTGGAGGGATAGAGGAAACCACAACGGTGACACGGCGTTTGCCTCCGGATGTTGATGCCTGTATATTCTTGCTGACAAACGCAGACCCGGAAACATGGAAAAACAGGCGTGAAGAACGTTTGGCAATCATGGCCAAGGTGAATGCAGCATCAAAAGTCCTGCATGTGGGCGATGATACCGGAAAACATTAACACTTTTTATTTTTCGGGGGTCAAATCAGCGATAAAAACAGCTTGTTTTTGTAGACAAAAAACGATTATATCATAATTATTTTGTATATTTGCAGTGATTAAAAAATATAAGTCATGACAGTATTAGAACTTTATCAACAAGGAAAGTCTTTATTTGACCTGATGGACAGGAAAAACCTGTCTTTAAAGGGTTATTACGGCTATGTGCCGTTGGTGAACGAGATGAAAAGGCGTTTGATTAACGGACAGGATTTCGATGTGGCGGCAAAGGAAGTGGGGCGCAAATTCGTGGTACACTCCAAAAAGGTGCAACACTTGTATAACTACATGATGCGGGATGTTGATGCGATTCCAGACCGTAGAGATTTTGGAAATGTGAGAAAGTGATATATTATTTTTCTTTCATCGGTTTTTGATTATTGGTTTTTTGAGGTTCTAAGATTTAGAATAACATGACGGACGCCCGGCGGTAGAGATTGCTTGCCGGGCGTTTTTAAGGATTGACGTTTGTTCTTGCTTATCCATATATTTTTGGGTTTAATAAACTATGGTTCGCCCGGTTGCCCGTGACGGGTGGCCGGGTGTTTTTGTCACCTGAATTTCTGGGGGTCAATTCGCCTATAAAAAACTTCGATTTTAAGCCGCTGTTTCCCGGTTGCTGACATGTTGCCCACCCATGCCGGAGAATGGCCGGAAAACGAACACGTGGACGCTGTACGCTTGTCTTTTGATACCGGAAACCTCGACCAAGGGAAAATAAAAAACGGATGGCCGAACCGCCACCCGTGCATTGGGCCACGTGTATTTTGACCCACCCCCGTGAAAGGTAGGACAACCTTGTAAAATGGCCTATACCGGCCTGCCTTCGTCCACGATGGACAAATACCTTTCCAAAGATGCCGTTTCCGCTTCGATTACGAGCGTTTGAAACGGTGTCGGGTTGTTCTCTACATGTGAAGCCTCCAAAGCCTTGTAGTAGCTTATCTTTGCCTCGTTTGAACCCTTTAGGTTTACGATCGTGTAACCGTTGCGTAGCAAATACAAATTCATCAAAAGCCTTGATGTACGTCCGTTCCCGTCAATAAAAGGATGGATGCGTACAAGCTCGTCATGGAGGTAAGCGGAAACAAGAACCGGGTGGACATGTTCCCCCTCCATGCCGGTGAACCTTAGCATAAAGTCTTCCATTTGCTTTTCTATCAAATAAGGTTGCGGGGGCATGTGTCGGCTTCCTGAAATCATTACCGGGACGGAACGGTAACGCCCGGCATTCTCCTTATTGATGCCGTGCAAAACAATGGCGTGTATTTCCTTTATCGTCCTTTCGTTTATCTCTATGTCCTGACGGGCTATGTCTTTGATAAATTCAACGGCTTGCGCGTGGTTGATGGCCTCCAGATGTTCACGCATGGACTTGCCGGAGATGGTTACGCCCTCATTCACCACAAGCGCGGTTTCTTGCAAGGTGAGCGTGTTCCCCTCGATGCGGTTGCTTTCGTAGGTATATTCAATGTCCAAGGCTTCCTGTATCTTTTTTAATGATTCAGGCGGCAAGGGACGCAATGAGGACAGGCGTTCTTTCAACGTGTCGCACTCATGCAGCATGGATTTTACTGATTCACTCATCTTGCACCTCCTTTTTCCTATCCGTCACCTTTATTTCGATGTCTTTGCCACAGTGGGGGCAAGTTATCGAAAGGTTGTCTTTCTTTGGTTGCTCAAAGAGTTCCGACACATCGCAGCCGATAGCGTCCGAAATGCGGTACAAAACTTCAATAGATGGATTCCCGTTAATATGCTGACTTAATCCCGTGGGTGTTATTCCCATTCTTTTTGCCACCTCCTTAACTTCTAATCCTTTCGACTTAATAGCCTTTTTGATATTTAAACCCATAACTTTAATTTTATTGTTTATGCAAAGGTATAGTAAATATAAGAAAATAAAGCTATCACTTTTATTAATACATGTTAAATACAAGCTAAAACTTTGATTTGTATTTGTATATTCAAAGTTATAGCTATATCTTTGCATCATCAAAACAAAGCAATAACTTAAAACAATAGCAAAGATATGGAAGCAACGAAGTACAACAAAAGCGAGATAATGAAGAAAGCGCACAGAAATTACGTGGTTTTGGGTGACAGCCGCAAGAACCGCGAGAACAACAAGAGAGGCCGCAAGCTTTTTTCCTTTGGCGAGTGCCTTAAGATGGCATGGGACGAGGCACGCCGCATGGTTTCCGATGCACGCCGCAAAGAGGCCATAAGAAAAGAACGTGAAGAAATGGAAGAAATCAGGCGCAACAACCCGGCAAAGACGGTAGTTTATGATGCCTGCGTACAAGCTGCGATAAGTGCCGAGTATTCACGCGGTCGGTACATGGGAGACTAAGACGGAATCAAAATAATAACCGGAGGGTAGAGCGGATTTTTCCGCGCTACCTCCACAAAAAAGAAACGATATGAGCACGCAAAAGAAGAACCAGTTAAAGGAAATCATGCTACTTGCATGGCAGATCGTCAGAAAGAACGGTTTCACCATGGGCGAGGCATGCAGCAAGGTAAAAGCATCCACTTTACCGCCACCACCAAAAGCCGCAAATCATAAGGCACAAAAAAAGCACGTGGAGAAGCTTTCAGAAAGCGAATTAGACCAACTGATAAAATAATCCAGGGGTATAACCATCTCCGGCCACAAAAACAAAAACATCATGGAAAATGTAGAAATAGAAAAGCAAATCAATGACATGACAACCGAAGAAACGACCAAACTTGTTTTACACTGCGTTACAGCGTTGGGCAAGAATTTTGAAATAGAGAAGAACGCCAAAAACAATGCTTACTATTTCATCCTATCCCACGGACTTTTAGAAGAATTTGCGGAGTTCTGCAATACTTACCATTCAAGCGACACGCACAAGGATTGTGTCGAATTGCTTTTGAAGCAATCCCAAAACAGTAAGAGAGCAAACAGACAAAATGAACGAAAACAAAAATACAAAAAACATCATGGAAAATGAAGTATTAGTAAAAATGGACGATGAAGCATTACACCTCATCGAGAATTTGAACGACCAAAACGAGTACAACAAGTGGAACCGTGAAGCAAACGCCATGGAAGCAATAGGAAAAATGCTAAACACGGTGCTAATTACGAACGAAAAAGAAAAGGATGCCTTTCACTACTTATTGGAGGTGATAGCCGAATATACGGAAGTGTTAGGGATTATTTCAAAAATACAAATCAGATAAAACAAAATGACGATGAAAACAGTATCAAAAAAGAACGAGACGGAACCGGAAGTAGTACGTACTTTGAGAGAAGAACACGAGAAAGAATTAAAATCCTTGTACAATATCGGCACAAGTGCGGAAGATTTCAAGGCGTTCCCATTGAGTGATAACACCCGTGCGGCCATCTACGTACGAAAAAAGGTATCTGATGCCTTGGAAAGCCTTTTTGTATTGCACCGCGTTCTTTATTGCGTGGACGATAAAGAATCTGAAAATAAAATATTGGATGCGGCACGCGGGATGGAGGACATTGCAAACGGGTATATTATAGCATCAATCGAAGAAAGTTTAAGTATTAAAGAGGAATGAAATATAGGCACTCTCTTGCTTACGCCAATAAACACGATGCCCCCACCGTCAAATGGGCGGTGGGGTTGGGATACAGACGGCCACAATGACAAGACGATAATAACGCGTTGAGGCTTCGGCCAACGTTCATTGCAATGATGCCCCGGCAGGTAATACGGCTTGCCGGGATAGTGTAAAACCAAATAAAAACAAAAGTTATGAAAGAAAAAGGAAAACCTATAGAAATAGTAAATGCGATAAAGGTATATTCGTTTGAGAATTGTTCTCCAGATACCATTAAGGACTTTATACAAAGTAACATTAAGGTCGGGGACTTAATAGGTGTTCTTACACAGAACCGTTACAAGCGAGGTGTGTTTAATTTGATAGATAATAATAATTACATTATTCTTTTTAATGAAGCTTTTTGTAGTTATTATGACATAATATACATTGAAATATATAAATAGTCATGAAAGAGAAAGAATGCGCATGCCCGATATTCCGGGCGTTGGAAAATAAAGGGCTTCGTTGGAATCCCGAAACGGAAGAGATAGAAGAAGCCAAGGCAAGACTGTGGAGGGCGAAAATAGGAGAAAAGAAAAAATACAGATTTTATGTATTCCGGAATAAGGAAGAGATAGAAGAAGCCAAGAAAATACGATGGAGGGCGAGGTTTTGTGAAATTTATTTTATCATAGATTCCGATGGATTAGTATGCCCGTCAAAAGAAGTCTATACTAAATTTGACAATATGTATTGGGAATCAGGCAATTATTTCCGCACAGAAAAAGATGCTCAAAAATACCTTGACGAGTTCAAAAGAATGTTGCAAGAAAGGACTTTAGACAAGTAATAATTTTATCCAATCGTGCAAAGGGTGTCCGCTGTGAAGCGTGCGCCCTTTTTTATAGGTTGGAGTATCCAACGGAAGAAACGGCCTTAGAACGAAAGGAAACGCCTTGTTATCCCATCCGTCAATGAAGCATGGGGAACGGTGTGTTTTTGATGCCGGAACGGGCGCATTCACGTGGGAGTGTATTTTTGGCCTTTTGTGGCTATTTTGTTACCCGTTACCCCGTTTTAGGCTTGCTTCCGGTTGTATCTCAATTATTTACGAAAAATTAACAAGATTACATCTCTGAATCCATCCCACATCTGAAACGTGGTGCCATCCAAGACTTCACCAATATAATAGATGCGGAAATGTTGGTGGAGGGTGTTGATTACGAATCCAACCAGACGGACAAGACGTATACATTCAAATCCGGGTCGCAAATACGTTTCTATTCCGCAGACGATTGGGGAAAGGTAAAAGGAGCAGGTCGGGACATCCTTTTCATTAATGAGTGTAACCGTATTCCTTATGAAGTATTCCGCCAGTTAAGCATTCGTACTCGTGAGTGTATCTTCCTTGATTGGAACCCGGACAGCGAGTTTTGGTATGAACTAAAAGGAATATCAGCCAGAGCAAACACGGTGGAGATTCACTCAACCTATAAAGACAATCCATTTATTACAGCGGAACAGATTGCAGAAATAGAAAGCAATAAAGATGATGAAAACTGGTGGAAAGTTTATGGCCTTGGATTGACCGGCCGACCGCAAGGGGTTGTATACACAAGATGGAAGCAAGTACCGGACATACCGGATGAAGCTAAATTGGTAGCAAGGGGGCTTGACTTTGGTTTCTCCGTGAACCCGACCGGAATTGTTGACGTGTACATGTTGAACGGTGAATTATGGCTTGATGAACGCTGTTACATGCGTGGAATGACGAATGACAGGATAGCCGATGAACTACGTGGCCTTCCCGGGTCAACAGTTGCGGACAGTGCTGAACAAAAAAGTATCACGGAAATATACAATTACGGTATCAAGAGGATAGAACCGTCAGAAAAGGGTGCGGATTCCGTACGTAACGGTATCCAGATTCTTCAAAGGTACAACCTCAACATAACGAGCAGGAGCCTGAATCTGATTTATGAGATACGGAATTACAAATGGAGAGAGAACAAAATGACGGGGGAGTTCTTGAATGAACCAATCAAAAAGTTTGACCACCTCTTAGATGCGGTCAGGTATGTAGCCCTGAATTATTTGAAAGAAAAGAAACCTGTCAGGCGACCGCGTTCAAGATATATTGAGTTATGATATGACAGTACGTGAATTTTTGCATATAAGCGAGTTTATTTCTGATTATGATAATCTTATCAGAATGGCAAAAGAAATCAAGCCATCGCAATTTGTGTGCGGTGTGAGCAAGCCTGACACTATTAATGACATCACAATGGGAAAACTCATGGAGTTGCAATCAATTTCCAATGATGCTGATTTTCTTATATTGCCTTGTAAGATCCTTTTGGGGGTCAGTGAAGAAACCATATTAAACGAAGATGTGCAGGCCGTCCTATCATTTTCTTTCTGGGTTTTAAAAGAAGTGGAACGGGTTAACAAGCTGTTTTCAAAAGCAAGTGTCGCCCCTACACCTGAAGAACAACAGGCCGGTATTGAGAATTTGAAGTTTGGAATGTTTGGCTTGTTGGACTATTACGCCACACGCATGCACATACCAGACCATGGGGATGTTGAAAAGGTTCCATGGATTCGGGTGTACAAGTGCCTCGACATGGACACAAAGCGGATGAAGTTTGAAAGAAGATTACGTAACATCATAACGAAGAAAAGGAAATGAAAGAAGAAAGCAAATACAGGAGACCGGATGGTTTTCAATCCATAGAGGATAAAATAAGGCTTGTGGCAAGTGAAATGAAATGTGTGCAATACATATTTGAGAACTGGCAAACGGCAAATGTGAAGCTTGACAGCACGGCATTACCGGCCATGCTCAATGTCCTTCCGGCAAGCGGGGTTATGAAGTTTGGCCAACAACAAATAAAGGACTATCCTAATAGTTTGTTTGCCTTCATGGACAAGGTTGATTTGGATTTCGATGGTGAAGAAGCAAATGTCGTGGTGGAACGATGCAAGGCATACGCGCAAGAATTTATAATGAGGGTGAACAAATCCGGATTGTTTGAACCTGTCTATGGGGAAATCCCGTATTCCATCTTTTATGACAGGCTTGACGTAAATGTGGCCGGGGTCACTATTGAAGTGCAATTAAAAGAGACAAAAGGATTGGTTCTGTGTCCGTCAAAGAGCATAGAGGAGGTAATTTATGGAAATGACAGTAACCCGTGCGGATGTACAGAAAATACTCGGTGACGAACTGGAGGCATTACGTTCCAGAATTATAGCCAACCATGTAGCGGCCAAACAAGTTGCAAGCGGACGCACAAAAGATAGCATCAAAGTTGAACTTACGGAAAACGGTGGGATATTATGGGGACGGTTCCCTTTTGGGACTTTGGAAACGGGACGGCGTGCCGGTAGGACACCCCACAACTTCACCGGCATAATCCGGCAATGGATTATAGACAAAGGCATATCCGTGCCACCAATACAATATATACGGGAACCATCGGAACGATGGAAACCGAAATATACACCCAAAGAAAGGGGACTGATGAGCATGGCCGGTGCAATAGCCCACAAGATAAAGACAGAAGGGACCAAGTTATATCGTGAAGGTGGGAGAAATGATATTTATTCACCGGAAGTAGAAAAAACTGTGAATAGCATTACCGACAGAGTCGGTTTGTTATTTGAGCAGGAAGTTGAACACATAAACTTAAATACAAAAAATGAGGACGGACATAATAAGTGACGGATGGGGAATTTCCTACCCTGATGCCATTTCATTTGCATTCAACCGCAATTTGATTAGGATTCAAGGAGAAACAGACGACGAAGTAACTGTTACGGTTCAAAGGGAAAGCGTTTCTTATCAAGATAAAAGGGAAACGATTGGTGGTTATGTGCAATTTGACATAAGCGAATACATCCGTTTATTCTTCTCGATCAAAGAAACAGAACTGGTTCCAAGTTTGGACATTGAGGTACATGTCAGTCTCGGCAAAGGAGGTAATTTCAATTTTACCATGACATGTATTTGGGGAGTTATAAATATCGGTGAAACGTTCAATTCCGGACGGAAAGTTATATGGTTCAAAAACTATCCTCAAACAGTCAGCTTTTATTCTTCTGACAACGCGGTACAAGCCCAAAGTGACAATGAACCGCTTAAAGGGATTGATGTAACGCCCGGCATTGTGCATTTGGATTTAGATGGTACTTTTCCAAAAGCACAAAACCATGCTACGATATTGTTAATGGAAGAGTACAAAGCTATTTTTGACTATACCTTTGATTATACCTTCACTTCCATAACTGATAATCTGGTGTTGAACATCGAAATAAGCAATGCCGATTGCGGAATTTTCATCAGGTGGATAGACCGGCATGGCTTTTACCAATATTGGCTCTTTAATCCCGGTGACATTTCATATAAGGTTTCTGACATAGGAGAAGAATCAGAAGTAAATTCTACAGCCTTTCTAGATGTGTATGGAATAACCCGTGTCCAAGGCAAAGAAACCCACAAAACAATCAAGGCATGTTCCCCCTTAGTAGACAAAGAGACATTTGACATGTTACTTGGGCTTTTATCCTCCCCTTTGCCTTCTTTATGGGACGGGAATGAATGGATTCCAATTCATATATCAGAGGGGACTTCCACCCAATCCACTTCTGATTTGCAGGATTTCGAGATTCAGATAGAAATGCCAGAACTTATTTCACAAAAACTATGAGGGACGAACTATATATAAACAACCAACGTGTAGACATGTCGGAAAGTGGTATAAACCTTACTTTCCGTAGTAACTTGCTGTCAGACATAAGCAAGATTGTCAGCAATTACAGCTATACCATCAAGTTGCCCAAGACTGCCAATAACATGCGGATTATCGGCGGTGCGGTGCTTCCAAGCAGTGAGAGCGACTTCCCCTATATTGTCCACTCCGGACGGGTGTTGCGTGACGGGATTATGATTGTTGACAATGCAAACGTGGTACTTTTATCTATTGGTGAGGACATAGAAGTCACGTTATCATGGGGAGCATCATCAAACCTTACGGAACTTGTTTCAGGTAACGCCAAGCTAAAGGATTTACCATTTTCTGATGATACGGATAAAGTCGTGACTTCTGTTTTGCCTGGTTCATCTCCAATGATGCCTTTTATTGATTGGGGGATAGAAATCAATGAAAGTACGTGGAACGCATTCAATCACCCGGTATTAACGTTAAGTACCATTTTTCAACGTATAAAGAATAAATACGGCATTGAAATAGCCTATCCTGATTCTATCGAGAAAATAGCCGGTCTATGTATCCCTCTTACTTCCAAGAATTTAGCTGAGCAAAACCAAATAGATGAAAGGATTAGTTTTGATATGGACGAAAAACAAATCAATCTTTCAAAAGAGCAAAACAACATACAAAGACCTCTATTGCTCAATGTAAAAGGAAATGCTTTTGCAATGATTGGCGGTATTGATATTCCTAATATCGGATACCAATCGGGCTGTAATATTGTAGCTTTACGAAAACCCCTAAAATGCGACATACACATAAAAATTGAAGGGCGATATTTCTATCATAGTTATCCTGGCGTATCTAATGGCATGCGCTTTTTAGGAACGCTATTATTGGCTGATAGAGTTGGAAGTAATGATGTAATAGATGAAACGTTGTCTGATGTAGAACTCCCATCGGAAGCTTCATTGGATAGTTGTATCATGTTTTATGGGGATAGTTTGGGTATTAATACACCTATTATAAACTCTGCTTATATTGATATACTTCCCCATGTAGAAGAGTTCAGACAGGGTATGGCGTTTTATTTCTCCGCAAATATTCCTGATTTAAAGCTGACCGACATCCTGAAAGCTATAAAAAACATGTACGGGCTATATGTGACAACGGAGCCGGGAAAGTTCATATACCATGAGTACAAAGAGGTGTATTCAAAGAAAACCGTGGCATACGATTGGAGCCAAAAGCTTATATCGAAAGTTAACGTCCCTAATACAACAGAGTATAGGTTGGATGACATTGCCCAATCAAACTTGTTCAAGTATAAAGAAGACGACACAGTAAAAGGGAATTATGACGGAGTTATAAATGTAAACGATAAAACGTTGGGTGCGGAAAGGGAAGCATATACTTCCATTTTCGCGGGGACGGATGAATATGGAAAACCTTCAGATAATTCATACGCTCGTATCCCTATCTATCGCTACAATGATTCCGGAGAAGTGGAATATGATGACGTGGAGCCACGTATATTATATAGGCAGTATAACCGTACATGGCGTGCTACTTTTGTAGGTCTTGGATGGGAAACATTAATCAGCGAGCATTACGGTAGCTATATGGATTTTATTACAAAAGCAAAGATAATCACGGAAACCATAAAGCTTTCACCTGTGGACTTAAAAAACATGGACTTATATACGCCCGTGTATTTGAAACAATACGGGGCTTATTTCGCAATACTTGAAATCAAGACCGGAGATAATAACTTATGCGATGTGAAACTTCTAAAATTATAAAACTATGGCAAACGACAAAGTAGAAAAGGTTTTAGACATAAAAGTAAATTATGCCGATGCAATAAAGAAAATCGCCGAATATCGTGCAAAATTAGACAAGGTAAAGGAAAGTGAATCCGAACTGAAAAAGCAACTAAATGAAGGACGTATTTCACGAGAGGAATACAACAAGGCTATTTCGGCTACAAAAATAGCATCAGACGAATATAAGTCAACCATAAGGGACATTGAAAAAGTTGTAAAGAACCAAATTAAACTTGACCATGAGCAAGAGGGTTCTTTACGTGGTATGCGTGCGGAATTGTCCAATTTAACACGCGAATACGATGCCCTATCACGTGAACAACGTGAAAACGAAAAGATAGGCGGCTCATTGGCCAAAAAAATCAACGACCTTACGGATGAATTAAAAGAGGCAGAAGAAGAAACAGGGCGTTATTATCGAAATGTCGGGAATTATAAAAACAGTATCCTTGAAGCCATCGGACTTAACAACCAATTCGGAGAATCACTGATGAATCTTGGAGAGGGTTCCAAGGGACTAAAAAAAATAAACACGGATATTAAGGCATTTGGAGCCACCATGAAAGGGTTGCTTACCAATCCTGTATTTCTCGCTTTGGCCGGTATCGTTGGTGCCGGGATGGCATTCAAATGGTTCTATGATTACAACAAGGGGCTTGTAGAGGCGACCAAGTTAACGAAGCAATTCACCGGACTTGGGGGCAATGAACTGAAGGAATACCGGAACGAGGTTCAGGCCGTGGCCGACATGTACGGTAAAGACTTCAAAGAGACATTGCAGGCGGTTAACTCGGTATCGAAGCAATTCGGCATCACGTCACAAGAGGCCATGAATATTATAAAGGATGGTTTTGTGGCCGGTGCAGATGCGAACGGTGAGTTTCTTGATACATTGAAAGAATACCCTGCATATTTCAAAGAGGCGGGTATCAGCGCGGAGGAATTTGTAGCCATTACAGCAAATGCAAGCAAACAAGGTATTTTCTCCGACAAGGGAGTGGATACCATAAAGGAAGCAAATACCCGTTTACGTGAAATGACAACGGCCACTGCAGAAGCATTGGACGGTATCGGTATATCATCGGAAGAGGTACAAAAATCATTGCAGGAAGGAAGTACAACCACTTTCGAGGTAATGAAAAAAGTGTCTGACCGGTTAAATGAGCTTCCGGCCTCCTCTGCAAAAGTGGGCACGGCAATAGCCGATATTTTCGGTGGCCCCGGTGAGGATGCCGGACTGGAATACATCAAGACCTTGGGAAAGATAGAAACCAACCTCGATGAAGTCAAGAAACAAGCCGGTGAACTCGGTGAATTGGAAGAGAAACAGTTAAATTCACAGATAGAACTGCAAAACGCACTTTCCGGATTGTTCGACAAGACAGGAGGTGATTTTGAACGCATGAAAACGCAAGCCATTGTGTTTGTCAACGAGGGGCTTGCCAAAATAATCAACGGCATAAGTGATACTATAAATTGGTTCAAAACCATGTATAAGGAATCCGAAGCGTTCAGATTATTGTGCGATTCCATTTCCGGCATATTTACCGGCATGTTTAAAACGGTGGGCAACCTGATAAATTTGCTTATAGTACAATTAAAATCATTGGGGCGTGTATTGAAAGGCGTGTTTACGTTTGACTGGGAAGAGTTTACGGGTGGGTTGGAAGATTTCGCCATCAATACCACAGAGGTTCTGAAAAAACAGTTTACCCAAGCTAAAAAAGAGATTGAGGAAACGAACCGGGAAATGAAAGACAAGATAGATCCTGTCACCATTCCTGTAAAAGTGGAGAATCCGGCCACAAAGGACATTTCTGCCAACGATACAACCACAACGGACACAAACACGCTTACTGATGAAGAAATCAAGAAGCAACAGGAAGCCGCCAAAAAACGTTTGGAACAGTTACGTGAACAGAAACGCGTGGAGATTGAAGAAACCCGAAAGGCTGAGGACGAATTACTGAAACTTGTCACGGACAACCAAAAAAAGTTAAGGGAACAAACCCGGTTGAACTATACCCGTGAAATCGAAGACCTGAAAAATAGGTTGGATGAAGAAAAGAACCTCACACCGGCAGCGCGTGAGGCCATCAACCAACAAATAATGGCAAAACAAAAACAGTTTTCCAATGAAATGGCCGCTTTGGACAATGAGGCGTTGCAGAAGCAAATCGAAGACCGGCAAAAGCTTATCACCCTCCAATTACAGGCTGTCAAAAAAGGCAGTGAACAGGAATACGCCCTGAAGCTTGAAGAGTTGGCAAAAGAAAGGGATTTGCAGCTTTCCAACATGCAGGCCACGCAAGAAGAAAAGGATGCCATTTGGGCGGCATGGGCGGCAAAGGACGAAGAATTGAGGATGCAGCATGAGAATGACATCACGAACAAGCAAATGGAAGCCATGCGCCTGCGGCATGAAACGGAGCTGGCACAACTCGGAGAAAATGAAATTGCGATACTGGAAGCCAAAGTTGCACATAAACAAGAAGAACTTGAATCCTTGCACCAGTTGGAGGGTGAAAGCATAGAAGAATTTAACCTTAGAAAAATCGAGCTTCAAAATGAATATGTGGACGCACAAAAGGAGTTGGCCGACAAGGAAGTGGAAATAAACCAAGCAAAAGCACAAGCCATTGCGGCCACGTATGGCTCAATCGGAGATGCCATTGCAAGCTTGGCCGGTGAAAACAAAAAGGCCGTGGCGGCGGCAAAGGTTCTCGCCCTTGCGGAGGTGGCAATAGAACAAGGTGTTGCCATAGCAAAAGCCACGAGCCTTGCTTTCCGGAAATCACACTCCGTGTGGGAATCTATAGCTGCGGTAGCAGCTGCAACTGCAACCATCATCAGTAGCATGGCATCTGCCATAAAGGCTATCAAGTCGGCCAAGATTGGTGGAGATGGTGGAAATGGCAATGAAAACCGTCGTGGCTATGCAAAAGGCGGATTAGTCACTGGTACCGGAAGTGAAACAAGTGACAGCATACCGGCAAGGCTGTCCAATGGTGAGAGTGTAATGACTGCACAATCAACACGTATGTTCGCTCCCATCCTTTCGGCTTTCAACACCATGGGTGGAGGCGTGCCTATTCAGGCTACCCAAAGCGCGGAGCAAGCCATAGGGGAAGACATGTTGGCACGTGCCGTGGCCAAAGGAGTACAATCAATGCCGAATCCGGTTGTCAGCGTGGAAGAGATAAACACGGTAGGCAACAGGGTAAAGGTTATTGAAAATATTGGAACTATATAAAAAGCATATCATGACATCATACGAATTATTATCCGCTAACCGGAATTTGATTGAAATAATTGCAAAAAACAAAATTGACTTGTCAAATATCCGATACCTTGAACTGTTTCAGGAATACGCTCGGCTTTCTAAAGAGGGGCACAAACAAGAGTATATCGCATCCTATTTGTCAGAAGTGTACAGTATTTCATCACGTTCTGTTTTTAGGATAGTCAAAAGGATGAAAAAGCACGTTGAAATATGAAAATATTCTGTTTCTTTTCATTTTTCTCCATAAACCCTTGCGTAATATACAAAAGTTTATTATCTTTGTATTGTCAAAATGATAAGCGATGGAAACAAGAAAATTAACTGATTTAGAAGCCGAGTTCATCGATGCGGTGAGGAATTACAAAAAGGCTTACCCCAATGGAAGCGATGAATTGGAATGGTACATTGAAGGCTTGTACGAGAAACTTCTTGAAAGAGACTAATCAACTTCCCCCTTCCTTCCCTATAAGCGGGATGGGGGATTTTACAGAAGAAATAACCACTAAAACAAAAAGAAATGGAGACAGTAATGATTAAACGTGAAACAATGAAGCAAACGCTTTCGGACATCCTTTTGGATATTTCTTGGGCACGGCTGTCCGTGAGATATTTCGGTAAAAGCCGTTCGTGGCTGCACCAAAAATTAGATGGAATAAACAGCAATGGCGGTGAGGGCGGCTTCTCGGAATCCGAGAAAGCGGAGTTACGCCTTGCATTAAAAGACTTGTCAGCGCGAATAAATGCGGCGGCAGACCGTATAGAGTAATCCCTCGTTTATCGTTTTGACATAACCTAAAGCTTGGGATTTACTTCACGTGGGCTTTGCTTGATTAATACAAAAGTCAAGTTCACGATTGGACGGATGGATATTTTCCATCCGTTTTTTGTTTTAAATTTGGCATTACTGACAGTACGGTGTCAGTAGAAATTACACCATAAATAATTATATTATAATTATATTTATTAGATTTGCCATAAATTAAATGTTATGGCAAAGTTATTCATAAACAAAGACATTGCAGCCGATGCGGACAAAATGAGGTACTGGCTTTCAGGTGATGATTGTGTTTCATTCAGCGATATTCAGGGCTTTCTATCTTGGATGGACCCGTCTGACAACAGCATCGAAGTAGAGCTTCATTCTTGCGGTGGGGATTGCATTGAAGGATATGCCATTTATGACGCGCTCCGTGCAAGTGGAAAGGAAATCAGTTGCACGGTGGTAGGACTTTGCGCTTCAATGGCTACCGTCATATTATTGGCCGCACCTATTGAAAGGAGAAAAATGTATCAGCACGCACAATTACTGATACATGAGCCATATTGCCCAAAGGGGGCATTCAATGAAGACCTCACTATTGGAAGTTTACAAGAGAAAATGAACTTTCTCAACCAGGAACGGAACAAGATGCTTTCGCTGTATGTAGAGCGGACAGGAAAGGAACAAGAAGAAATAGAAGCACAAATGATTGCCGGTTCATGGTTCGGGAGCGACAAGGCAGTAGAATTGGGATTTATATCTTCCGTAATGCCTGCAATGAGCGCAAAGGTTGAGAAGCCAGTTATAAATAATCAAACAATCAAAACAGAAATGAAAGAGAAGGAAGAAAAGAAGCCCACTGTGGCAGAAGCTTTCCGGATGCTTGGGGTGGCTTTGGGAATATCCAAGCCGGAAGCCTCCGGAATGGTAATTACAACGTCAACAGGTGAAGAGTTGACAGTAGAACGTGAAGAGGGTGAAATACAGGTAGGCGATACCGCATCCCCTGACGGTGAATTTGTCCTTGAGGACGGTCGTACAGTTGTCGTTACTGATGGGGTAATCACGGAAATAAAGGAACAGGGAAGCGGTGGTGAAGACGTTGAAGCCCTACAAAGCCGGATTGAAGAATTGGAACGTCAGGTAAGCGACTTAACCGCCAACGCAAAATCAGAAGACGAAATCCGTATTTTGTCCATGGTGGAAAAGGCCGGTGGAGAATCTTGGCTAAGAAAAGCGGCTGCAAGCCATTATACACCTCCCTTGCGCAGTACGCAAGTCGGAAACAAGAAGCCTGACAGTAATATCTCCACATCAAGTAGCAAAATTGACCGGATGCTTGCGGAAAAGAGAGAGAAATTCAAACAAAGATACAACAAATAAAAAATAAAGAGTATGGCAAAAGAAAGAATTGAATGGGATGACCTTCAAAGTTTAACTCCTGATAATAGAGCCATCCAGTCTTTGAAAGACCTGTTGGTTATGACAAATTTTGTCGATGAAGATTTGGAACGTTTCTACACCCTACGGCAAAATGTACATAACGGCGACAATTTGGGATGGGTTGGAACAATGGAAGATGTGGGTTGGAATGGTTCCGGCTGTAACCCAACGTATAAGAACGCAGCGATTGAATTTGCTGAAAAGGAATGGAGTATCGGTGATTGGCAGATACCCCTCAAATGGTGTTACACAGACCTCATCAATACCATTGCAGAGTATTGTTTAAAGACCGGCACGGAAATCGGTGATTTGACCTCCACAGAATACATGGACGACATTGTTCTTCCGGCTCTCGATTTGGCCATGAAGCACATGATGTGGCGTTTCATTTGGTTTGGTGACAAAGATGCAAAAAATGTCAGCAGCTCCGGACAAATTACGGATGGCATAAATGTGGATTTGTTTAAAACAACAAATGGATTTTGGAAGCAGTTGTTTGCCATCGGTACTGCAAACGAGGCGCAAAAGACAACCATTGCGGCCAATTCAGAAACAACCATGGCATTGCAATTAAGCAAGATAAAAGAATCAGGAGTAGCAATCGGTATTTTCGATGAGTTGCTTGAAAACGCCGATAGTAGAATTTCTTTGTTGGACGATGCCGGTATCTTCTGCACAAAAACTCTCGGGGACGCACTGACACGGGATTTGAAGCGTGAATATAAACTCATATTGGATTGGGAACAAGTCTTCAAAGGCTTGGATGTCGCTGAATACAATGGCGTGCCCATTTACCGGGTATCCATTTGGGATAGATTCATTCGCACGTACCAGAATGACGGTACAAAATTGAACCTTCCCCATCGTGCGATGTACGGCTCACCCAAACAGCTTTTTGTCGGTACGCCTGCAAATGAGTTGATTTCCGACCTTGACATCTGGTTTGACCGGAAAGACCGTATGAATTACATCTATTCAACCGGAAAGTTGGGATGTTTAATCGGAGAAGACAACCTTTTCCAAATGGCATATTAAAAAGGAGGTGAATCATGGATATTTGTGATATTCTTTTAAAGGGAGACATTTCGATTAATTGCGACGATCCTATTGTTCCCGGTGTGGAGAGTGAAGGCATCATCATAAACCGTTCGGATATTGATTTTGCAGCCACCACGTTTAATGCCACCCGTAAGAATGTGATTGAAACCCTTGTTTTGAAGTCCAAGAAAAGGGCTTTCAAATGTGCACAATTAGGGAATACTCCATTTACGGGCACCAATGTGGCATTGGCCGTAGGTACTTACCGCAATACATTCACCAATACGGTGAACCTTGTGGTTTTCAACAATGACCCGGACACTTGCGAGCAAATCATTAATGGTTTGGCCAATGGCTCTTTTGTGGTCATTCTGGAGAACAAGTATAAGGGAACGAGCAAGGAAACGAATCCGGGCGATGCAGCTTTCCAAGTGTTCGGTTGGTACCAGGGACTTCGGGCAAGCGAAATAACCAACGACAAGTATTCGGAAGATACTGATGGCGGATGGTTGGTTTCCCTCCAAGAAACAAAGGCTCCAAAGTCGGGATTGTTCTTGTTCAAGACAAGTTACGAGGCTACCAAGGCTGCTATTGACACGTTAACCACGGAAGCTGAGTAATATGAATGCGACGGAAGCCCTGAACAGACTGAATGAGCTAAAGGACAAAAAAACTTTGGCTCATTCAGATAAAACAGAAATCGAAGAATTGTATTACGCCGTATATGGTAGAAATTTCGTGAGAAGCTCATGTAATGACTGTTATTACGATGCCGTGATACAAATGTATTTATATCTAAGAAGCAAAGGTAAGATGAAAGAAAGATGTTTGTATAGCCTAAAAAACGGGGCACTCATTCAAATGGAGTTTGGAAGTGGTGAAATGTACACCAATGCCAATTTGACCGATGAAATTGCGGAAAAATACTTGGCTACAAATCCGGAGGGTCGTGTGTTCTTTTCCGTATTACCTGACGATTGGATTGAACGTGTTGAAAATCGGAAAAACGGGAATGCAGAGAAAGTCATTGAAGAAATGACCCAAATGTTGGAAAATGGTGAAACCGTTGAAGATGTGAAAGCAAAATACAAAGGCTACATGATTGACGGGAAAAGAATGAGGGTGAAAATTCTGAATGCCTACATAAAGGAAGCACAAAACAGGTTGGAGGAATAAAAACAAACGGGACATGAAGGTAAAAGAACTCAGTAAGAAAAGTTCTCCAAGGATTGACAATAAGTTTATCCAGGCTCTGAATATCCAAACATACGGAGAAGACAACTTGTATCCACAAGTTTTCCGCGATATAGTGCATGCAAGCCCATCAGGGAACGAATGTATTGACCGGCTCGCTGATTTTATTGAAGGAAATGGATTCAAGGATGAATTATTTTCCGAATATGTAATCAACAGGCGTGGCGATACGGTGGATGAGGTGCATTGTAGGATGTGTCAGGATATGGCAATGTTCAACGGAATCTCCTTGCATGTCAATTACAACGTTTTTGGGGAAATTGTAGAGTTGAACCATGTCCCGTTTGAAAATTGCCGATTGACGGAACCTGACGAAAACGGTGTCATATCAAAAATTGCCATACATCCTGATTGGACCGGGAAAAAAACAAGAAATGGCAAGGCTATCCAAGTGAAAAAAGACAATATAGACTACATTGATGTCTTCAATCCTATTAAAGAGGTAGTTTTGGCACAAATTGAACATGCCGGAGGTATTGAAAACTATAAAGGACAAGTCCTTTGGATAACTTTGTTCGGGAACTATGAATATCCGGTAGGAAAGGGAGACAAGGTGGCAACGGAAATGAGCACTGATGAGGGGCTTTCCAATGTAAAATACAGAAATGTCCGCTGCAATTTCATGCCTTCCACAATCATGCTGTCAAAAAAGGCCAATTCTGTAACTCAAACAGAGCTTGATGGAAGTGAATCCATAGATTATGATAATGACGAAGTTATGAACTCTCTCACCAAAATTCAAGGGGACAAGAATTTGGGCAAAATAGTCGAGATAACAGTGGAGGCAGACGAAGAAAAGCCCGAATTTGTCAACATGGATTCCAAAAATTACGACAAGGAGTTTGAAGTCACAGATTCAAGCGTGACAGAACGTATATATTCCGCTTTCGGACAGGAGCCATGGTATTGTATCCGAAAAGGAAGAATCGGGTTTAGCGGAGATATTTTGTCGGACGCTTTTGAGTATTACAATTCAATCGTGTCACGACAACAACGTTTTATAGAAAGGGTGATTACACGTATTTTCAAATATTGGTTTGAACCGGTAAACCTTTCAAACGATTATAGTATAACCCCATTAAGATATGTGCAAAATGGTTCATCTGATAAAAACGAATGAAGTTGCTGATTTGTCCCGACCCATATCCGGACATATAGATGATAAGAAGATTAATACCTATATCCGCGAAAGTGAGGATATAGACCTGAAATCAAGTCTCGGTGACGTGCTTTTGATGGATATAAGGTCTAATCCTGAAAAGTACGATGATTTATTAAATGGAGGTGAGTATGAGGATAAATGCGGATACAAACATACATTTTCCGGTCTTAAAAGGGCACTTGCTTACTATTCTTATGCCAGAATAGTAAAAAACAATGATATAAATGTTACCCGTTTTGGGGTTACATTCAAAGAAGATGATTACAGTGACAAGGTAAGCGTAAAGGAACGTATTTTAGCTTATAATGACGCCTTTTCCATTGCGGATAAATACCTTCATGAATGCGTGTTATTTCTTTCTGAAAACAAAGATAAATATCCATTGTACCGAGGTATCGGTAAAGTAAAAGCAAACCGGATTAAATTTAGAACCATAGGAGACTGAAATATGGATATAGAAGAGATAAGACAAGAAATAGAACAAATCCGGGATGCAAGTAAGCCCGGTGAAAATACGGCATCCCGGGTCGGTGGTGCAATGCTTGATTTACTGAGTTTCACTGACACCGAGTTTAAGTCTTACCTTTTGAATCGCCTGCAAGGCACGGCAGAGGACAGCGACGCGCTTCACGACCCGCACAAGTGGTTGGGGAGCGTGGAGGATGACGGCGGTCTGAACGCGCTGTTGGACGGGCTTCACGGTTCCGGCGAGGCGGGGAAGCCGAAGGCGGGTTTCTTCCGTGGTGACTACGATGGCAGCCCTTTCACGGTGGAGAACGTCCCGGTAAATTATGCGGAGGATATGTGGTTGCAGTCGGTGCGGGGGCGGTTGTCGCCGGTGTATGCAGGTGGTGCCGACACGTACAAGGAGCTGACGCGCAGCTCGGATGTGTACAGCGTCTTGTGGAGGGTACGCGAGAATGGGACGTGGGGAGCGTGGAATTCCTTGACGGATGCCCCTCGTGTGCCGGAAACAGACTTGTCGATGGGTGTCAAGGATGGTGACCCGCGTTCCTGCCTTGAGATTATGCGCACGCGCAAGGGAGGATGCTATTCTGTGACGAACGATGCCGGGCAGGTGACAGGCATAATGATGGTGTTCTGCGACAGTTGGGGACAGCACGGCATGGAACAGGTGTTGCTGACGGACGTGTCGGACTTGGAGGGGGGCATTGTGCACAGTCTCAGTGGGCGCACGCACGTTGACGGCAAACCGATGCTTTACCACCGGTTTTATGACATGAACCGGGAGGCTGAGGGGCGTTGGGGCGCGTGGAAGACGTTCAGCATGGGCGGCGGTATGACAGAGCATCCCTATGCGGCTTTCGACTTCGGTATCCTTCAGGAAAAAATCGGCAGCGGTCGGACGCAGGATGACTTGGACGCTTTCGGGCTGACGGAAATCGTGTGGGACAGCATAAGGGCCGGGGAAACGATGGTCATCCGCGATGACCAGAACGAGCGTACGTACATCGTAACGGGAAGCTCGGACAACTATATTTCATTTTCCTACGGTATGAATGAGGCTTACGAGGGTTGGGAAATCAAAAGCTCGGGCGACACTTATATCATATCCCGCAACCAGACGCAAGGTGGAGGTGGCGGCCTGGTGGTGATTCAGTGAGTTTTTTTATTCTATGTTTTTATATGATTAACTTTTAACTATTTACGATTATGGCAACAAGTGTAGGACAGGTATTTGAAGTGTATGCCTCGAAGAATGAGGCGGATGCGAAGGCTTTGGCGTCGAGCAAGCCGGGTGCGATGTGTTTCACCACGGACACGCACCGTATCGTGTTCAATGGTGTGGTTTATAATTTAGTCGAAATCATCAACAACCTGACGGACGGGAGCACGAACAAGGCTTTGAGCGCGGCGCAGGGAAAGGCGTTGAAGGCGTTGGTGGACGCGCTTCCTACAATGGAAGAGATGAACAATGCCATCAACTCGAAACTGGGCAGCGTGTATAAGGTAATGGGGACGAAAGCGACCATTTCCGATGTGCTCGCGCTGACGAACGCGGTGAAGGGCGACACGTGGAACGTGACGGCCGAGTTCACGTTGGGGGGCAAGAAGTACCCGGCGGGGACGAACGTGGTATGCGTGACGAACACTTCGGCCAGTGACCACAACGACGACAACTGGGACGCCCTGGGGGGCACGGTGGACTTGTCGGTGTTCCTGAAGGCGGCCGACGCGGCAAAAACTTATGCCACGAAGTCGGAGCTGACCTCGCACACGGGGAACAAGAGCAACCCGCACGGGGTGACGAAGGCCCAGGTGGGGCTGTCGAACGTGACAAACGACGCGCAGGTGAAACGTTCGGAGGTGGTGGACGATTACATAGACGTGAAGGAGGTGGCAGCGGGCAACACGGTGGCTAGCACGAACGTGACAAAGCGCATCATTACGGTGCAGGAGGCTTGCGTCCCGGTGCTGCTCGACCAGATTGTGGGGGGCACGCAGACGGTGCAGCAGGCATCGTCCACGAAGGCAGGGGGAAGCCTGGTCTACCTGAAAGACATGAAACAGTTGTGTTACCGTATTGACGGTACGTATTATAACAACTGGTCCATTGCCGATGACAGTAACAAGGCCAAGCAATATGCCGAACTTGCCGGAAGTGACGGCTTGGCCAGGAAGCCGATAGAGGGCAAGGTGTACGTGATGCCTTCGGCAGGTTCTTTTAAGGGCGTTTATGTATGCAAGGACGGTGACCTCGTGCTGTTGTCGGACAAGACGGAGGTCATCAACAGCCTGACGAGCGACCGCACGGATGCCGCGCTTTCGGCTGCCCAGGGAAAGGCGTTGAAGTCGCAGGTGGATGCCAAGCTGAACAAAAGCGACGTGGTGAACAGCCTGACTTCCACGGACACGGCGAAGGCACTATCGGCAGCACAAGGAAAAGCCCTGAATGACAAGCTGACTACGACAACGAACACGGCGAACTCTGCCAAGTCGATAGCCGACTCGATAAAAGCCGCCCTTACCATCAAATAGTCATGGCTTATGGACGAGAAAGTGATTGATTCGGAAGACCGGGAGCAAGGCGGCATTGTCCCCCTTGCATCCTCCCCCACGGGGAAGATTTTGGAGGTGTACGCGAGCAAGACGCGGGCGCAGGCTTTGTCATTGACGGGGTCCAACCCGCAGGCGTTGTTCTTTGCGACCGACTCGGATTGCATCGTGTTCAACGGGAAGGTGTATTGGAGCGGCTCTGAGCTTCGGATCAAGAACATGAACGCTTCGGGCGGGTCTACGAATGGAATCATTACGCGGACGAGTGCAATACCTAGCGTGTATTTCGATTCGGACGTATTGGCGAGCACGGCAGGACTTTTCCCGCATGGAAGCAATGCCAACGGGGTGTTGACGTTGCACACGAACGCGGGAAATTATTACCACCAGTTGGGTTTCAGTTCGGATGGCAACATATACCACCGTTCCTTCATGGGGAAGGTGCCTGACAGCACGACGGCATGGAAGAAAATCTCATTGGTTTCGGCCAAATCGGGCATGCCGGTGGCTTTGGAGGAAAGTGGCGTGGCGGAACTCATGGCCGAGGTGGAGGCGTTGCGCGGGGAGGTCGCAGAGTTGAAGAAAGCGGTGTACTGATTAAAGGAAGATGGCCATGGATAAGTATTTCGGTTTCATAGTGCAGGACTTGCGCGGCGGCATGTCGGTGGTCTTCGGCTGCCTCGTGCTTATGGCTGGCCTGCCTGATGGACATGTGGATAGGGATAGACGCGGCGGGGGGGGAAAAGGATCCTCGCCGCAGTCGCCCCCTGCGGAAGACGGGGGCGAAGATGTAACGGATATAGTTGGGAAACTAACAAATGATTGGAATTTACATCCAGAGGAGTATATCTTTTATATATAAGGGATGACTCTGAATTGTGCATAGCTCCTTGTACCGTTTATTATGAAGCTGAAATGAGGTATTTATCTTACCAAGTTAATGGAACAATATATGAATATGACTGTGAATATACTAATGATATATGCAACCTTGTAGGAATATATACGTTTCATGCAACACCTGACTAAAAATAGTTGTGCAAGAGTTGTGAAAGTTTATAAATGACAAATGATTGGTTTATGAGAACAGATTGGGAACATTTGCGCATGGTGTCGGCATCGGCCATCAGTCCGGTACTGGCGTATTACACCCCGACGAAAGGATTCTTGTTAGCTTTGGTGTTGGCCTTTGCATTCAACATCTATGCCGGCATGAAGGCGGACGGGGTCAGCTTTGCTTGTTGCGAGAACTTTTCTTTCGGAAAGTTCAAGAACGCCTTGGCCGAACTGGTTCTTTACGTGGTGATAATCTGCTTCCTCTTCACGGTGATGTCACAGTGCGGTGACGGTGAGGCTGCCATTATCGTCATCAAATCGCTGACGTATGTGTTCATGTACGTTTACGTCCAGAATGCGGTGAAGAACCTGATAAAGGTTCATCCGACGAATATTGCCCTGCGTATCATCTACCATGCGGTAAGGTTGGAATTTACCCGTATGCTTCCATCTTATTGGAAACCCATCATGGAGCGTGTGGAACAGGAGCGGCAGGAAGCAAAGGATAAGGAAAAGAAATAAAAAGGGAGGCACGCCGCCTCCCCCTGTTAAACTTAAATATAATACCATGAAAAACATATTAGTTCTTCGGGCGTCCCTCACGGGAGGCGATGGCAAAGTTAAACAAAAAAATGTAGATATGAAAGCGAGCAACACATTGATTGAGGCGATAAAGAGGTTCGAGGGTTTCCGTGGCACGGCTTACAAGTGCCCGGCGGGCGTGTGGACGATAGGATACGGACATACGGTTGGCGTGAAGCGTGGCGACAAGATGACGGAGGGCGAGGCGGAACGGCAGCTCAGGCGTGACTTGGCGGAGTATGAGGCATTCGTGGACAAATTAGGCGTGACGGAGCGTCAGAACAAGTTCGACGCATTGGTGGACTTCGCGTACAACCTTGGGTGCGACGCGTTGGCCGGTTCCACACTTTTGAAGAAGATACGGGCTTGCGCCCCGGATGTGGAGGTGCGTGCGGAGTTCATGAGGTGGGTGTATGCCACGGTGGCCGGGAAGAAGCGGAAGCTTGACGGACTAGTGAAGCGGAGGAAATGGGAGGCTGACAGGTTCTTTAATATCGCGTGAACATGAGAATGAGTGATGAATACTGGCCGATGCTTGACGACGGGGGAGGGGGCGACGGGAAGGGCTTGCCGCCTTGGTTGGTCTTCCTCGTGTTGGCTTTTGGTATCTGGATGTTGGCACGGGCGTTGGTTTTATAAATTAACAACGGTATGGATATGAATAGATTTTTTAGGGTGTTTTGGCCTTGGCTGATGGTGCCGGTGTTCTGGCTCGTGGTGGGGCTGTCGTTGTTTGCTACGTGCGGTTGCGCACGGGTGCAGTACGTGCCGGTGGAGACGGTGAGGGTGGACAGCGTGCATGGTGCGCGGTGGTCTGTGGACAGTGTTTACCTGAAGGATTCGATTCACGTGGAATTGAGGACGGAGAGGGACACGGTGTATAGGACGGAATACAAGTACCGGACGCACTGGAGGGAGCGCGTGGTGAGGGACACGTTGGAAACGGTGAGGACGGACAGCGTGGGCGTTCCTTATCCTGTGGAGCGGAAGCTTTCCTGGTGGGAGGAAACGAAGCTGCACTATGGGGGATTTGCGCTCGTGGCCGTGGTCGTTTGTATCCTTATAGGATTCGGGAGGTTTGTGTACAGGCTGAAAAAGTAATGTTTACTCCTTCGGGGACGGGAGTATAAAAAAAGTCCCCGGCACTCTCTTGTTTACGCCAATAAACATTTTGAGATACATACAATGCACATATTGCACAGTGCCGGGGATGATACCTCGGTGTGCAATACGTGCATTTTTTGTTTATTGGCAATGCAAAATTAGTAATAAAATCTGTTATGACAAGATTTTCCGGAAAAAACAGGAGAGAAAGTACCGTACTTAGGGATGATAAGGTGCATGAGATTTACGCGGAAATACGTGCGGAACTCGGAGAGTTGACCGATGTAATTTCAAGGCAATACATTTATGAACGAATCAAAATGAAGACAGGACTTTGTACAAAAACAATAGCGTTTATTTTGAATCATACAATTAAACGTAATTTAACAAATGGGGGGGGTAAAAATTAACTTCTACTTTTCAGGTAATTGTTTCTTTTTTACCGGAATTTAAAAATTCTGCAGTTTTTTATCCTAATGTATTTTTGTGATACGGTTAATATTGGCCGGATTAAATAGATTTAATTATGGATACAGAGAAGAAAGAAATCGTGGAAAAGAAAGTCTACGAGGACGGTAAGAAAGAGTATGCTTCCAAGAGCATGGCCGGAACGGCGTTGGGCTTCGGTATTGCCGGAACAGCTTTGGGCTTGTGGGGTGCATCCCGTAGAAGCGGATTGGGAATCGGTGGAGGAATGCCTGAAAACGTGAATATCAACACCGTCAGTGATGCCATTGCAGGACGTTCCGGTGCGGCTCCTACAGCCTTTCAGGCATGGGAAAAGGAGTGTGAGGATGCCATTGCGTTAACCAACACCATTTGGGGGCTGAAAGTGAACACCATGGAACAGATGTATGCCCACCGGGATACGGACGTGGCTGAAAAGTTTGGCCTGTGGAAGTCTCAAGTGGAAGGAGACTTTGGAAACTATAAGGCTTCCCGTGACCTGTATGACCACATGAGCGAAAAACTGAATACGGCCGCATTCGGACTGTACAAGGGACAGAGAGACTTGTATGACACGCTCAACGAGCGTTACTCGGAGAAGTTCTGTGAATTGGATAAGAAAGTGTATGGCATGGAAATCGCCAACCTTTATCAAAACAAGATTATCCAAATGGGATTGGAAGGCGTTTTGAAAGAAAGCATGTGTTATACGGACCGTAAGACTTGTCGTGCCATTTATGGTGTGGTAGGTTTGCCGAGCACACCGACAACAACGGTATTGGAGGGTGCAAACCCTTTCGGATGCGATTGCGCACGCAGGCAGGGCACAGCACCGACGGCGTAAAACCGGCACGCAGGAAGAAGCGTTAGTGGTAAAGCCCCTTCGGGGGCGATACCACTTTCCATTAAAAAACACTAACAAAGATATTATCATGGGAATGTTTGAAAATGACCCGTTATTAGGGAACCGGCCGAGTTTGGAACAACTTGAACGGCAGAATGAAATGTATGCACAGAAATTGCAAGAGTTAAGGAATATGCCTGTTCAACCCGTTCCCGGGCATCAAAGGACATCCACGCCGTTATGGGATGAGATAGACAAGATTGTATCTTCTCTTAACGAGCAGGAAAAATCTGTATTGGTGAACAACAAAGAATATTATGAAAACAGTGTGGCCATTCAGGAAATGGTAAACGCTGAAATCCTTATGCTTGTCAAGGGACGGATAGAATCGTCACCGGAAGGGAAAGCCATCTTGGAACAACAACTTTCGTTCGTGAAGAGGATGTCAAGGGCTGCCAAGGAAGAAACAGCCAAAAGGGACGCGCTGTTCCGGGAGTATATGACGGAACACAGTGACATGACCTGGCAGGAGTTCATCGATATGAAAAACGGGAAACCTAAAAAGAAATAATC